GCCTCGGCTGAAACAGCCTAACTCAAAACTGAGGCTGCCAGCTGTTACTCTATACTTTCTCATGTTCATTCCTCACATTTACTCTATTTACTAAAAAAATAAAGAAGGGGTGACCAGTTTAGATGTTGGTCATTTTAGCAATTGCGTTGCTATCATAAATTACGGGTAAACCACGGATGTAGACTCTGCCAAAGAGGTTATGTCCTTCTTTTAGCGAAGTCTGCTCTGTTTCAGCGGTTAAGTCTTCTGCGAGAACATATTCGAATGCTCCGCCGGGGTTAGCTGCAACCATCAAGCCTGTGCCCGCTGTTAACGCTGACGAAATGTAGATGTCGCCGCCGATCTGCTCTTTTATCCATTGCCGGTAAGTTACGCTTGTGTTCGCGATGATTGGTAATGTTTGCGCCCATTGTGTTGGGTTCAAAACCAAGTTGTAAGGCGGCTCGTAACCGTCTGCGACTAGCAAAGCGATTGTGTTGTTTATGCTGGTGGGAATGTTTGTTGGTGTGCCATAGTCAAGGGAAGTGGCTTCGCTGTTGCCTGCTCCTTGGTATAAGCCGGATACTTCGTAGGTTGTGCCGTCGTTGCTATATCCGTTGATGAGCATGGAATCTTCGAGATACGCGACTTTGTACGCGCAGCTTTCTACGTTGCTTGTGTTTAACGGGGTTCCTGTCATGCGACTAGATTGAACATCTAACTTGTTGATTTCAAATTCTTTGTGAAGCACTGGAATTGCTACTGTTGACCGGGCTAAGTTGATTATGTCTTGGCTTTGTCTTCCGGGCCATGAATAGTCAAATGATGCGTTGCTAACATGTGTTAATGTGTCGTAGCCGAAGGTTTGGGCGCCGCTGTCGATTGGGCGTATGGCTGAACCGAATAGTTTGCGTCCGACAAATTTGCGTCTGGCTGCTTCTACGGCTTGCTGTTTAATGTATTGTCCCTGTTCAGTTGTTAAGGCTTCGTCGACTGTTCCAACGTAACGTAATGTGTTCATTTTAAATCAAGCTCCTTACAAGGATTCTTGTTAACGCTGCTGTGGAGGCTTTTGATTCCTCTGCTATGGCAACAATTTCGTTTGTGCCTACGACTCCGCCGCTTAAGTGTCCAGCTGCTGCCGCCATTAATCTGTCATGTTTCGCAACGGTTTGACCTGACAAAAGGTATCCGTAAACGATTATGCCTGAGCCGTTGACTGCCCCGATTTGGTCGTTTGCTTTATAGATTGTGTCTATGGTTGCGGGGCGATAGTTTTTGTGTGTGTGCTCATAGCCTGCCCAAAAAGCTGCTTTGCCTTCTGTGCCGTCACAGACTACTACGTCGTCGTCGTTTGTTCCCTGCATCAACAGGACACCAGGGTAAACTGATGTTGCTGTTTCAACTTTTTTGGTTTGCAAATGCAGGTTAGTTGAGTCAACAACTATTTTGTTGCTGGGTTGAACCATGCTTGCTTCGTTTGTATCTGCCATTTATCAGAGTCCTCCTTTCCAAGTTTGTGTTGCTGCGTCCCATGCTCCAACGGTTAATCTGGGGCGTTTGGCACGTTTAGCTTCGTCAATTTCAGCTGCTACTGACGCAAAAGTTTTCTCGATAGATTTGTCAAGGGTTATACGCATTGTCTGCAGTTCAGCAAGTGACTTCTGTTTTAAGTCGTCTTTACTGAAGTGTGAGTCAAGTACGATTGAATCGATTAGTTTTGATTTTTCTGCTTCGTCACGTGCTTTTCTTTCGTCGTTAGCTCGGTTAGCGATGTCTATGGCTTGGCGTAGCTGTTTTTCTCGTGTACTTAACTGTGCTTCCAACATCTCTATTTTGCGTAGAAGCTCAGCGTCAGAGGCTACATGGCTGTCGCCTTCAGCTTTCTTTGCCCACTCCAGTTCGCATTCTTCCGCTGATTTACCGTTAGCAGTGCATTGCTTCATAAAATCTGTTTTTTCCAAAGTTTTTTTCTCCTATTACTTATTTTTTTTCTCTTAATTTTTCTTTGCACCATTTAGTCTCTGTGTGGGAGAACAATCCGTTTAGTCTCAGGATTGAGAGCCGAGAACATCCACTCAGGATGATGGCTTAGTCAAAAGTGACTATGAACTGCTGCTGAGGTGTTTGTTAAGTTCGCCTAGTACACGCCGGAAATCTTCGTCTAAACTGGTTTCCTTCGGCTTCGGCTTCTCCGGCAACACCCCTGTGTCAATAACTTCTAACACGTCCGGCCCATAAGTTTTGTATAGTCTACGTCCTGCTTCAACCCAGCCAACGTCTACCATGTGCCTACAAACGGGACACGACTCTAAAACTGCAGCGTCTAAAGTGATTGCTGAAGCATCATAGCCAATGCCACAAATAGGACCGGGGCATCTACCAGCGGGTATCGGCGCTGCTAAATGGTCAAGATACATGTTAGTCTGCTTGTAATCGTAGCTTTGACCTTCAAACTCTCCTTTTTCTTGTACTCGGTCAAAAGTGAAGCCTATACTTACATCACGCATCTGTCCTGAACGTATGGCGTCTAACGTGATTTTGGGCACACGGTCTTTAAACCAGTACACGTCAGCTTTCACGCCTCTTCTGCAAGGCCGTTTTGTTTTCGGATCCATGAGGTCTTTGGTGTAACTAAAGTTTTTAACTACGCCGTGAACATCGGATTGTCGAAGTAAGAGATAGTTGGTGTCTGCGCCGGGGTGCTCCAAAATTTTAACGGGGCGTGTGCCTATTAAGTTGGCGACGTCAACCATCTTGCGTAGTTCATCAGCTGGTTTATAGGCGTAGCCGTCGCTGTACTGCTGCACGATTTCAGAGGCGATTATAGCGGGCATAGCAAATAGGTTGTCGTCGTCTACGATTGGTTTTGCCGTGTCTAATGTGGCGACGTCAAACCCGATTTTTCTTTCTGTTACTTGTTCACTCATCTTTTCTCACATCTATAGGATGGATTTCTTTTTCGTTTAACAGTAAATCTGAAAATACTGCTTCAATTACTTCTTTTAACTTCATGGGGTCACTTCCGACACAAAACTTGTTCGAACAAGTTTACATCTGCAGTTTGGGTGCACACTCGGATATATCACGTTGAAGTCTATGATTTGCCAGTAGGGGAACTCTGCGCGTATTTCGTTGCCAAAGAAGTGTGTTTGGCTGTAGGATTCGCAGACTTCACAAACTGTATCTGATTCCTCGGTGTTGTAAATCCATTCGTCGAATGTGCCGAAGTAGCTTGGACCTCTGAACTCTTCGGGGATGCGTCTTGCATCTGTCTGTGTCGTGTACAGTTGCACTGCTTGGGCTGCTTTAACTATTTGGGCTGCGTTTAACATGGCGATGCCTCTTGGTTTTGTTTAGGTCTACTACTAAGAATTTGTCGCCTGCCTCAGCCGGTTCTTCTTCACCTTCAGGCAAATCCTGTTTTTGTTTTTCCCCAAATAAACCTAAACTGTTCTGTTTCAACTGTGCACCTTCCCCGTTTGGCAACGGTTTAAGGTGGTTTTCTTGCCTTACCTCGTCAACTGTCATGTAATCAAGTTTAGCAACGTTAGCCTGTACCCGAGCCAACTCCACTTGTGCTTCTGCCTCATCGGACAATTCAAACGCGCTTACCCAATTAATTGTGTAGTCCTGAACTGTTTTATGTCGCCCATCGGTTTCCGCTTGTTTAATGTAGCTGATTTGCCCTGAAGCAGCCAACTTAGCTATGAACCAGCGTATGCAAGTGTCTAAGCGGCTTTGTTCCCGCGACACAACTTTGTAGTAGTCTTGCATGTTCACGTCTGAACCTGTAACTGCGCCGGCTTGTGCACCCACCAGTTTAGCCTGCGGGATACCTGTGGCTATAGCGATTTGTTCAATGTTACTTTTAAAGAATGGTACAGGGTCAAGTGTATGTCCAGCTGCACCTTTAAACTCAAAAGTCATGCCGTCGTTATCGCTGACGCTGTTCTGGGCGATGGCAATGTATGTTCTGCTCATTAAGTTGTCAAATGCGCCGCTTTCACACCATGCTTCTAACTGGTCAACTTTTGTTCCAGCGGGAAACCCTAAAACTGGGAAGCCTCCGCCTGTCCGATACATCCACTGTGCAGCGCCCCACCTGATGTTGCGTCCACAGGTGACGTCGTCCCAGACGCAGTCTAGCACAGATGCAGTGTAGTCTAATTCGAAGCAGCGGGTGTAATGCACAAAAATGTAGTTACCCATGCCTCTGTCAATTTTGTAGATGACAGGTTGCCCAAACCTTGGGGACTCTGGGTTCTCGTCTTTAACGTCTACAGTGTAATCGTTGTTTTTTAGTTCATTAAACGTTTGAGGGTACACTGCAACCTGCAGTAGTTCGCTGCCTTTACGCAACTCATTTTTTAAGTCAGCAGTAGTTTTTGCGTCGTTAAACCCGCATACTAACAGGGACTTCTTGTAGATGCGCGCTTGAGTTACAGCGTCAGTTAGGTGTTTCTTAAAATCTAAGTTATGAAAGGCTTTCTGTATACTTCTATCCAATGCGGGGTCTGCTTCTTCTGTGTCGAGGTCGTCTACTGTGAACCATTTCTCTGTGATGTCAGCGGCTACTCCATACGTTAAAAAGTGGCAGATGGGTTCTCTGCTAGCTGCAAAGGCGCGGTCACCATCTGAAATGGAGTTGCCGAAGCCAGCTGCGTTCTGTGTGTCCACGCCTGGATGCTTTACGCTGTCCACTGCTACTGAAGGATAAAGCATTAAGCCGCCGTCTCGAGTGGCTTTAAAGCCTTTTGTGGCTAAGTTGTTAGGTGCCATAATTTTTTCACTTACATAATTGTTTGTTTATTTAAAGATGAATGAGGGGTTTGGTTTTGGTTTTGCTTGTTGCCACGCTGCAAGTGCTAACGCGATTACTGTGTCGTCGTGGTAGCCTTCCGGCGCATTATAGGAGGTGACGCCAGCAGGGCTTATCTTGTAGCCGAACAAACCCAACTCACTTAAGAGCACGGGTATGTCTGGGTACGTGATGGTTTGATGTTCAATCGCTATACTCAAGTTTTCTATCAAATCTTTTTTGCTGGCGTTTGTGAATTTGTATCCTTCCACGTTTAAGCCGGAACGCCTTAAGCTGTCATATACTGGTTCACCGACGCCTGTACTGTCTATGAGTACACGGGCGTTGTTATAACGCTTTGATAGTTCCAGTAGCCGTTTCTCTTGGAAGGGATACTCAAGGGTGCTTGTCCGATCAAAGTAACAAACGTGTCCGTTGTGGTCCATGACGATGAACACGTTAAAATCCACAAGTTTTGCGAGATCGCATCCGATAACGTATCTTTTGTTCGGTTTCGGTTCTTCAAGGTCTCCATGTACACAGCCTCTTATGTTGCGGAACACTGATCCGACGTCGTCTAGGAACTCAGCCAAGATTTCTTGTCTGTATGCGAGTTCGGGCATGTCACGTTTGAACTCGTCGATTTCTTTCGGGTCCACATACGGGTTAGTGTATGTGCTGAATGCCCATGATTCATAGTCGGTTTGTGTCTTGTCTTGTCCCCGCGTCCACAACTGGAAATACCAGTTTTTTCCTGCAGGTGTACCTGTAAATATGACTTTTCCTTTAGTATCCATAATTGACGGTCTGAACTCAAGGGTCCAGCGGTCTTCTTTTATTTGGGCGGGTTCATCCCACCATGCGTCATATACTGCGTCGCCTCTCATACTGTCTGGGCTGTCAGCGGATTTGAAGTATATGTCACGGTTACCCAGCAAAGTTATGGTGTGGTTAGATATGTTCTCTTTAACTACCAGTTCAGGTGGACAGTAACGTTTGATTTCTTTCCACTGCTTTAAACTGTGATTATAAGTAGGCGCTACGCAGTACCCAACGGTGTCGGGTGGTGAAGTGGTGCGCATGCGGATGTACTCGTTTGCTCCTGCAACAGTTTTTCCCCACCTTCTACCACAACTAAGTATCCTGTAACGTGCATTGCTACTGTGAAACATCAGTTGTTTAGGGTGTGGGCTGTACGGTATTTTTAGTTGGAGTGTTTGACTCAAGTTTCCATTCCAGCGAAATATGTTTAACGGTTTGCTTCACGTTTAACTCTTCAGGTGTAAGCTGTCGTCGTAACGCGATTAAGTCGCGGGTTTCCATGTCTATGAGGCGGTCTTCGAGTATGCTGTCTATTTTGTTGAGGGTTTCAAAGTTGGTGACTCTTTGCCTGTTACGGATGATGTTGCGGTATTTGCTTATGCGGTTTCTTGGCACTTGATATTTTTCTGCGAGTTCGTTGTTGGTTATTTTTGGGTTTGCTGTGACTTCTAAGAGTATGGTGTTTACCCATTCTTCTTTTTGCACAGTTCTGCATGGTTCTGCATGTGTTATGGGGGGGGCTTCTGTTTGCATGTTTATTTCACTTGTTACTGTACTATCTATCTATTTTGTGCACGTTTGCTGTGCCTAACTGCCTTTGCAGGTCAAGCGTCCAGAACTCCACTCGGTCGCTAAAGTGGGCTTCGTAGTGGTCGCTTCTTCGGATTAGTAATGTTACTTGCTGCATCACGTTTCACTCTGACAGGTAAATAAGTATAAACGCTAACAGTACCATGGGAATAATTACGGGGTAAAGTAACAGGTTCCTATTCACTTTTACGTCTCTTCCTTTTTTGTTTTGGGTTCCTGTTGCATCTCCAACATAGAAAGGGCATGCTGTAGCTTTCTGAGGGCATAACGGTTTCGCAGCCGCAGTTTTGGCATGTACCCATCTGAATCATAAATGTACTTCCTTATGCTTCTTTTTTTGCGGGAACAAGGTGTCACGGTACCAATACGCGATTGTGCCCGTCACTAAACACGAGGCGGTAAGTAGGGTTAGGAATATGAAGGTTGGTTCAGGATACATTGGTGCGTCTCCTGCTATTGTGTTTGTTTGGTTGTTGGTTTGTCCGCGTAGTTTGAGGGTTTACTCAAGAGGAATAAATGGAAGGGTAGTTGGGTTGGTGCCCTCGTTTACGCTCTGGACCCAACAATACTATACTACTATAAATATTAAATAAATGTGGGGTTTTATGGGTGGGTTGCTGTTGCGTAGTATTGCCATGTGCCTATTTGTGGGATTAGGTTGAGGGTGGCTACACCGTCTGTGTTGGTGGTTGCGGTGCCTACGGGGTCGTCGTTTTGGTTATAGAATGTAACTGTTAAGCCAGATGTGCCGTCTGAAACGGTGGCGGTTAAAGTTAGTGTTTCGCCTACGGTTAATGTGGTTTTGTTTGGTGTTAACTGCAGTTCCGCCGGTGCAGGTGATGGTGTTGGTGACGGGGACGGTGTGGGCTCAACGATTATGTCACTGGTGTTTGGGCTGCGCATCAGATACGCTGCTGCTACTACTCCCGCGACTAAGGCGGCTGCTACCACGCCAATTATCAAGTACCCGATTAGTTTCTGATTCATCTAATTCAATTCACCTCTTCTAGTTTGTTTATCCTATTAGTAGGTTAGGTGTAACATCTAAGTCTGCTTTATGCGCGGTCCATGTTGCCGGGTTAGACGATTTGATTGTGCCGTCGCCTAAGAGGTAAGTGTTGAATGAGTAGCCTTCGATTGCAGTGGTTTCTATTGTTATTGTTGTTCCGGATTTGAAGCTGTAAGTTCTGGGCAAAACGTCGCCTGGTGTGAGTACAAACTTTTCTGATCCTAAGGTTACGTTAACTTTGCTTATGCCTTCCCCGTCAATGTTTAATGTAAGCATGTAGCTGGGGATTGTTGCGGGTGTGGGTGAAGCTGTGGGTGTTAGGCTGCTGTTGGTTGCGAGAAGCCGCCAGTTATATGTTCCTAAGCTGGGTGTGGTAGATAATGTTAAGGTTAAGGTTGCTGATGCGGTGCTCATAGCTGGAAGCTGTGTGTTGTTGAGGCTCCACGCTTGTGTTGTACCGGATGGTTCACCTGTAAGCAAAAGTAGAGTGTAGGTTTGCTGTGTGGGGTTAAATACTGTAAAGTTTTTGGTGTAGCTGTTGCCGGCTGATACTGCTCCCCAATCAAGCTGGTTTGTAGCGGTTATGTTGCCCACAAATTTTGCGTCGTCAATGTACACGTCAAGGAGATTGTTTGATGTGGGCTGCACGTTTGAGCCGATTGCTACGGCTACGCCGACCACTATTACTATAATGAATATTAGAAAGATGGTTGCGATTTTTGTTAATGCTTTATTATTCAAGTTTAGTTCACCTCCCCGATGAGTTTGTCCAGTTTCTTTCGCCGCTCCGTTATGGCTGCGCGTTCTGCACGTTGCCGTTTTTGGCGTTGACCCCTAAAATACATGTAGATCATGGTTGCTGCGAAAGTTGGGTATGTGATGTACCAGTATGTGAGGAAGGCGGCTTGGGCAAATATCCACCAGAAATTAGTGTAGATTGTAACTAAAGTAGCTGTGATGCCTGCTATGAATGATGCTGGAATCACAAGTTTAAAGAAGCCTTTGGGGACAGCGCCTATGGTGTCGCCGAGGTACCAGTATTTTGAGGCGGGTACTTCATGGAAGGTTTCCGCTCGGTCTGGGTTATTAGCCATTTCAACCACTACTTTATGACTATTTTATCTACGATTTTGATTGTTTCCCCGGTTACAGGGTCTTTAATTGTCGTGGCGCCCTGCGCTAGTTGCTGCATGACATACGCGAGGCTTTTGTTTGTTGCGTCTAGCTGCTCGGTTAATTGTTGGTTCTCCGTTAATTTTGAACTGAGGGTTTTTTGGAGTTCTTCAAGAGTTGTATCATCCTCAAGTGATTTAATGCGGGATGCTAAGGCTTCTATGGTTTTGTCAGCCGTTACTTTTTCGTTTTCAAGTTCCGCATTCAAGTTAATGTTGTCCAGTTCCAAAGATTCTTTTATGGATGTTAAAGTTTTTTTGGCTTCTGACTCAGCCTTTAACCGAAACACTGCTAATATGCTGGTTAAACCGGTTGCAGCTGTTGCGAGGTAACTCCAGTTTTGAGTTAAGAAATCTATTGTTCCCTGTAGGGAAAAGTTTGAGGGAGTAAAAAATGGGAAAGTTAAAGATGAGAAGGCAGTTTGTAAGCCGAAGGTGTTTGTGAAGTATAATGCTAAAACTATTACTGTGCCAACTAAGAGGCCGTAGAGTATGAGTAGTTTAACATTCACATGTTCACTCTTCTACATGCAGTTGTAGAGGCTGCAGGTTGTCTGATTCTTCAAAGTCAAGGTAACGTTTTAGGTCGCCCATGACGTCTGATAACGCTATAAATATTGTGTGGTTTGCGTAGCATGTGCGTCCGTCACTTGCCTGTACACGCTCCACTTTACTGAGAGATAATACGGGGCCTTTGGGTGTGGTGTGGATTTGGCTGTCAAAAACTGTGCGGTACATGTTTCCGGGTAGTGTATAGCGATCCTGTATTATTGCATCTGAAACTAAATCGCGGATGCCAAGGGAAGTGTATAGTTTGATGCCTTCGCCATCCATTGGGCCATAATAAAGTCTGTGAAGTTGCATTATACTTGTTTTCCTATAAAGTTTATGAGGTTCACGCATTGCTGCTGACTATATTTAGGCACGCGGTCTTCAACAACAATTTTGCTGTGTCCAGTATCCCACCCAGATTCCCATTTTAACTCGTTGCCTGCACTGTCTTTGTCAGTTTCCACAAAGAACGGGAAAATTTCCACGTTAGTCTTGCTCCACGTATCCATTAACCCTTTAATACTCATGGTTGTCCAGGGGAAATACTTGTTGAGGAACGAGACGCGGTCCTCAGGGTTTTTGTATAGGTTCCAGTGATGCCGCTTTTCCACGTACACATCCACTTTGTCACATTTCGTTAAGCACAAACCTATGCCTTTGATTGGGCGGTTCGCGGCTTTTCTGCGTTTCACAATCATATCAAAAATTGATGATAAGACTACGTCGGGGTTGCTGTGTACGTCGCTGTCTTCCTGTTCAACTGCTGTGTCTCCGTCAAAGATTGGTGCGCGGCTTGCGGGCGCTGCTAAAAGGAATATGTCGCTTCCGTAGATGTAGTCAACAAGTTTTTGGGCTGCACTGTAACTTGTCGGGTCAGGCCGTTTGTATTGGTATTGGCTTTGTGTGACAAGGTCTTCTCCTGCTAAGTCTACAACTTGGAAAGTCGCGGATTTCTGTCCCCATAAACTGTCTTTGCCCCACCACATGTTAAGGGCGCATTGATAGGCATAGCTGTTGTAGGCTTGGGTTTTCGGTGGGAAATGTCCAGATTCCATGTTACAGACATCTGCTTTTATTGTGCTGTTTGTGTCGTCTATGCTGCAGTGGAAACCGGGCAGTTGTTGTTGTAGGGTACGGGCGGTTAAGAATATGAGGGTTGAAATAACGGTTTTGCCGCTTCCAGCGGTGCCAATCATGCTGGTTAAGTATTTGGTTGACATGCCACGGTTAACTGTTGGTATCGGCTGTTTACTTGTAAACGGATTAAGCTGGTTGAATATGTTTCTTGCTATGTTTGACATGTCTGGCACTCATTACTCTTTTTGTGTTGGCCGATCCTGTAAGCCTGTTATGGGAATTGTTTGAGAGGGGCTATCTTGGAAGGTGCCGACTGTTGACTGCGCATTTTTTCCGGTTATAGAAGCAATTATATGTTTTTCTTCAAAGAGGTATCCAGCTGCAAACATTAAGGCGACAACAAGAAAGATTGAGGCTGCAAGCGTGGGCCATCCTCCGCTTAAACTCCATTTGGGCAATGCAGCAAAGATTTCGTATAAGCCTGCGGCTAAGGGTCCGCCGAAGCCAGCGAGTGCAGCGCCGATGCCGCCTATGTTAAAGGCAACTGCGACTGCGAGGAGGGTTAATGAGACAAATATGGCTATGATGACTATGAACCAACTTTTTGATATTTCCATTTTTTGAGTTTCACCTCTTTACGCGTTTCTTTTTTCCCTTTCGGGGTTTACTGCGATTTTCTTGTTGGCGTCTGATGCGCCATTCACGTGCGAAGTCACTGATTACTTTCTCAACCAATGAGGAAGCGTCCTGTAAAAAGTTACTGAAAAAAGTTAAAGCTGTAATAAACCATTGCCGTGTGTGTCTTCAAGCACCATGCCGTCACAGACTTCGGGAACAGCGCACATGCGGCAGAAACCAAACTCTTTGCCTAAAACTCGGGTAACTTCATCTTTAATGGTTTGGCTGACTTTCTCGTTAATCACGCGGTCATTATACGATTTACTGATAAGATATTTGATGGCGAAGTTCCGCTGAGCATATTCCTCTTGTTTTACTGCAGACCTTTT